TATCAATCGTATGATCATAGTAACTATCAAGAGTACCAACAGTAACAGTTGAGAAATCTTGTAGATACTGATCTGGAACAATTCGAACTGCTAGTCCATTTGAATCAAGGAGACTAGTCAACTGAGTAAATGGAGCAATAGGTGCAACTGTTGCAGTACCAGATATAATTGGATCGATAGAAGAAATACCGCGGATTTCATCTGAATCAGAGCCTTGTAATGCTGTAACATTTATTTGACCTTGTAACTCAAGTGCTACTTCCCCAGCAAAATGAAACCCAGATGGATGCACTAACTTTTTATATAAATTTTCATATGCTGAGACTGAGATACCAGACTTAACTAAAATAGAGAAGATCTGAAACCTAAAATTGTCTTGAATAAATTTTTGTGAATCGGCTCCAATTTGATGCGATAGAAAATTATTATCAGCATCATTGATAGTAAATATGTTTACTTTAGGATATTCAATTGTTACTTCTTCATCAAAAAATCCACGGAAAAAACCTTCAGTTGAATTTCTTGTTCCCTTTGCTCGGTAAAAATTAGCAAGAAGCCTTGCCATCAATCTTGGTTCACTAAAGAACGATGCTGATCTAAGACCATCACCAATTTCAGATATAACTAAATCTAGATTTTCAGTACTAGTTTGCTCAATATCTCTTATAGCAAAGATGTCATTGATTTCTTTTTTAAATTCGTTGTCACCATCACTATCTAAGAAGTCATGATATTTTTCTAAAAATGTTACTAACTTAGAATAATCAGATACAAAGTATTCGGGCAGGACATCTTTTACTTTAGCTGAAGCAAAATTTAAAGCTCGTCTATTTTGATCTTCTATTCTATGTGTCATAGTGTGGTCGCAGTGTTCTGATAATCTATTGTAGCACGAGCCGATGTTAGAGTTTCATCAACTGAAAGAATATAACTTCTTAAAGGTTTTATAGTATTTTCATTTGCAGGAACAATAGAAACTTTTACGCTTTCTCCTTCAAATGCTGTTAGATTAAAGCCGCTTAGACTTACTACTCCTGTTGATGCATTATAGCTACCAGCATTATCTACTAATACATCTCCAGTAATAATATTCACAACCTCTAATTTATTAGTGCCTAGTTTATTTCTAAAAATACTTGTTGATCCACTGAACGTAAATCTACCTGATTCAACCCGATAATTAACGTCATCAGGAGAAGCAATGGTGACAGGAAAGTTAATTGTATAATCTTTGACGGTATTTAGCGTCGGTATAAGTCTTTGCTGTAGCTTGACGTCCATTGATGAATTTAATATTGCAGTTGAAAGACCATCAATTTCTGTTAAAAGCAAAGACTTTCTAAATACGCTATCGAATTTATTTAGATTGTTGGTAACAAAATTAACGGCTGTTGTCTTAACAAGGTCTTGAGTTGTTTGTGCAGTCGAACCAGTTTGATCCGGATCAAAGTCAAATGAAACTGATATTTCTAAAAACGAAGTGATAGGGTCGGTAAAAACTGTATCGATCGACATAACAGCAAGATTCTCTGATAATATAGTTTGAATACTATCTTTTGTAGCCTGTTGAACAGTACTAGAAATACCATCTTTAAATTTAAGAGAAACATATGTACGACCATAGATTGGAGGAACGTTATCACTTCCACTCCATGCTGTTACGTCAGATAATACATTTGAGTATCTCTGAAGAATAAGAGCTTTGTAATCTTCAGCAGTAACTAGTCTTTGCTGAGTAGCGAATGCTAATGGGGCATTTGCTTTGATAGACTCGATTGATTCTTTCTCTGATCCACCAGAAGAATTTGTAACTGTAGCAACTGTAATATCGTATGTTTGACTATTAAATGAAATCTGGTTATCTGGAGTAAAGACACTAGCCGAATTTGCTAACGCACCGACCGAGCTAAGATATTGAACTACTATCTTATTTCCAGCTTGTGGAGATTGACCAAGGACATTATTACTACTAAAAATTAAATCGTAAAATCCATTTGGTGCTTCTCTTATAATAAACACTGTAGATTGTGGAGTGATTCTGACTACATTCTGAACATCGGTATAAGTTGTAAAACTACTTGACGTAGTTGTATCAAAGACAGAGACCGCAAGAGTTTTTGTGTCTGTAGTTGTATCTGGAATCACATAGATTTGTTCATCTGCAGTATCGCCTACAATAAATGTTTTTGTTTTCAATGTACCTTGTGAAATTGGTATTGCTGTTAACCCTTCACTTGTTTTAAATTGGAATGTTCCTGTTCCGTCATTCGTTGCGATATATGCCTCAAGTGTCATGAAGGTATAGGTTATATCATCAACAGTGGTAGTAAACGTCGTATATTTTGGAAGAGATATCTGTGTAGTAGTTGTATCAGAAGTTGATACAGTCAATGTCACTGTTGCAGTTGCAGCTGATTGTGATGTAATCTCGTATCCTAAAGTTTCGGCATGCGAGACCACTGAAGATCTCAACTGCGCAGAAGAAAGAAAAGATTCATTGATACCCATGTTAGCAATCAAGCCATTAATATGAGTATTATAAGCCAACACATCTAAGATGTTTGATAACCCTGAACCTTCAAAGTTATAATCAGCAAACTCAGACTGAGCTTGAAAATACGTTTTTAAGTTTTCCTTGATCGCATCAAAATCAAGATCTGATGAACGGATAACAGCCATTTATCTTAGCCTCACTAAGTCTACTTCTAATGTAACAGTTTCGAAAGTCGTAACCACAGTAAATTCAACTGTAACTTTCATCGAATTGTAATCTGGATTTAAATCTACATTTACTTTTTTTACTCTTGCTCTAGGTTCATAGTTTTGAATAGCTTGAGCAACCGTTTCTTTGATATCAATCTCCGAAAACTCCTCGGATAATTCGAATAGAAAATTATTTAAACTTCCACCAAAGTATGGTTGAAAAGGTTTTTCACTCTGATTGGTCATGAGAATATTCTTGACCGATTGTCTTACGGCTGCAGCATCTGACTTTTTAAAGACATCACCGGACCCTTTCTTTGCGAAAGTAAGGTCTATGTCTTTGTATGTCTGTGTAATCGAAGACGTCAACGGTACAGTTGTTAGGTTACCGTCTTCGATTGAAAATGCTTTTGCCATAGTAGAAACTCTTTTCTTTTATTTATATCCTTTATGAAGGATATGCTGCTATTTCAGTTGCAAATCCAAATGAAACACCATTTTCAAAATTACCGCCTCCAGATGTGTTAAAGGATGTATTAATCTTCATCGTACCACTGCCTCCATTCTCATAACCAGCTGGAGCAAATTTGTATTCCTGTAATGTTCCGCCAAGTGCAGTGACTGTTGTAATATGATTTAATTCAGCTTGAAATGGAGTTGAATCAAAATCCTGTCCTGAAGCTTCATATGGATTCAACATGGCAACAGTACGTTTCTGTGCTGCAGGAATTGCAGGATTGTTATTATACCCTTCGTACCCAGTAGTGGAATCTAATTCAAAGGTGGTTCCATTAAACTTAAAAACCCTTAATGACTGATTGTGATCGTTAACTTCTCCAAAAATCATCCATCTAAAATGTAACGTACTATCATTTACTAGTGGTGTCAGTGCCATTTGTAAATCATCTATAGAAGTGCCTTCACCACTAATTGAAACAGAACGGCGGACAGTCCATCTATAAGCTCTTTGTTGTATAATCTCTCCGGGTCTATAGTTACTAGAATATCCATCAGGATTAATTGGTGAGCCGAAGGTAACATTTCCACCAGATTGCCTAGCCTCAATTCTATCTACTTTTAGTATTGATGTCATTATTTTATCCTACTAGCATATATGTTGCCCATACGTAACGAGGTCCTTCTTCATCTGACCCACGATAAATTGCCTTCGTGTTATCCATTTCAAAATGTAATGTTTGACCTGCTGTACACTTTATAGTCTTTGCCGCTAAGCCTGATCTATGAACAAAATAAGTCCTTGAAATAAATACATCATTTTTATGAAATGATATTGAAAATTGATCCGTACTAAGTTGTGTTAGCATGCTGATTTCCATGCGATATAATCCGTCGACTGGGCACGTAAACTTATAAGTAGTTGTGCTATAATGATTTCCATCATTTTCTTCAGCTACGTCAAATTCTATTGGTACGCTCGCAGTATGTGAAACATAACTGGCATTGTGTGTAAAATATACGTAAGCAAACGGTGTATGATCTAAACCACTGATATGTAGTTTACGGTCAATATTCACATCACCGTCGTGTGTAATATCAAGACCGTTAGTACCACTAGAGCTGTTAACGCGATTTACATTTATTGTATTTGCAGTTAATATTCCCGCCATATTTTACTCCGTAGTTATCAAAGGCGCATCAAATGATACTTGGGTATTATCAGCACTTAACTCATCTATAATTAAAGTTCCGGTCCCCACATACGGATAATGATAAACGTCATTACCATTTTCATAAAAATGAATACCATATCTTACATAGTCTGTCGTATTTGGTTGATCATATATGCAAGCAGCACCATGTTGTACGTGTGCGTTAAGATGTGATC